ATGTTAAAAAAAGAAGCAAAAGAAATAACCGGCGGCCTAAGCGCTCCGTCTAAAATGCCGGGCCCGGCGTATAACCTGCCGGCCAGCGCATGCCTGACTGGCCAGAAGCTGGCGAAGGTTCGCGGCTCGATTTGCGCGGGCTGTTATGCTTTAAAGGGCCGTTACCGATTCCCGAACGTACAGAAGGCGCTCAACCGTAGGTTGAAAGCTTTAGAGGACCCGAGATGGGTGCAAGCCATGATTGTTTTAATTAAAGGGCGCGACGTGTTCCGCTGGCACGACTCCGGCGACATCCAGAGCGCGAAGCACTTATGTAATATATTTGAAATATGCACAGCCACGCCTGACACCCGGCACTGGCTACCGACGCGCGAAGCGCAATTCTTAAAATTTTTAGATCCTAAAGTTGTTCCGCAAAATTTAATAATAAGATTTAGTTCCCACAAGATTAATCAACCACCGGTGAAGAGCTGGCCCTGGGCCAGTACAGTCTATGATCGAGACGCGCCCATTTACGGCGCCACCAGTGTGAGCTGTCCAGCCTTGAAGCAGGGTAACAGCTGCAAGACCTGCCGGGCTTGCTGGGACAGAAAAATTTCCAATGTCACATATCCGAAGCACTAAAAAAATAAAAAAAGAAGAGAGCACAAGCGCTCAAGCGGACAAGCTCTCAAGCGGGAGGGTGGGCCCACGAGCGTACAAGCGGGCAAGCGCACCGCGGGGCGCGAGCGCTCAAGCGCGCAAGCTTTAAAGCTTTCGAACCAACCTAGTTGGGTTTAACTCCTAAAAATTTTTGCTGAATCAATTCCCAGTCATCGACTGCCAAGGCCGGCGTTTCGCGCACGTCTTCTATCAGACCGAGGATCGCGGATGAGCCATAAAGTTTTATGGAAGAAGGAGCGCCGTTCGGCGCTTGTTGAACTAATATAAAATTCCGGTTGGGACGAGTGATGTGAAAGAGTTTTTGATGGGGTGAAAAGCTTACTTTATGACCACGTACGACTTTAAGTTCGCACATGAAAAAACCGCAAGAATCATTGTATCCCAAGCAATCAGGAGTACCAAAGCTACTCCAGGATTCGAGTCTTGTCCATAAAATTTTTGGGGTGTTTTTCTTTAATAATTGCCAAAGTTTTACTTCTAGTTTCATCGTACACACCTTCAATAATATATTTCTTCCCTTTTTCGTAAGCATGTTGTTTCATGCTCTTTTCAGTACTCATAATAGTTAAAACATCTACGCCATTATAGGCTTTCACATACATGTTTTGTGTTCCGGCAAGACTTGCTCCACTTGCTAACAACGCAAACTCACTACACCCACTTCCAAACCCGAGTATAATAAACAAAATAATTAACTTTAATTTGAGACCTATGGATCTCACAAAGGGATTTATCATATTTGACTTGTACGCTAGTGTACGATACAAGTCAACTATGGGAGTTCCAGCCAGATTAACCGAAAGACAAATAAAATTCGCTGAATTACTTGTATATAACGAAGGTCGTAAGAGTCCCGCGGAATGTGCAAGATCATCAGGGTATACTTCCAGGCCTAGACAGGCAGCATCAGAATTAAGAAATCCTAGAATTAGTCCACTCGTTGTTAAATACATTGGTGAGTTAAGAGCAGAAGTACAAGAAAAATATGGAATCAATTTTGAAAGACATATTACTGAACTTGCTAAAATTAGAGAAGACGCATTAAAAAAAGGTGCATGGTCTGCCGCAGTAAATGCAGAAGTAGCACGAGGCAAAGCTGCTGGCCTTTATGTGGACCAGAAGATTATTAAGTATGGAAACCTGGATCAACTAACAGAAGCTGAACTAGAAACTAAAATGAAACAGATTCTAGAAGATCACAAAGTTTTAATTGATGGGGTGGCTATAGATGTTACGGACGAAAAGAACAATCTAAATAAATCACCAGTAGCATAAGAAACAAAACTAGTCCTTGGTGATCATTAAAGATATTATTCCAGAAGTGATAACATCGCTTGATGTAGGTTAACATATATTCCTGGGGTTATTTTTATGGGAAAACTCTTCTAGCTTGATGTCGTTTTAAAACTTTACGAATATCACTAGGTTTCTTCAAGCCTTGAGGATTGGGTCCTCTGACTGGTGGAATCTCTTTCCACTTCACACCTGACATATTTTTAACGAGTGTTTTATTAATCATATGTTTCTCTTCTCCATTTTTAATATTACACCGATAGGAAAAACATTTCGATCAGAGAATGCTTCTTCGGTTGTATCATAACTAGCAAACGTCCAAACATGTTTCCTATCTTTTTTAAAGATATATGCAAAGCTCAACATCTCATTGGGTGTGAACTTTCCAAATTCTTCAGCCGTAGCATGCCCTGAGTCTCCAGTGATGTCAACCCATTTAATTTTATAAAAATAATACTTTTTATTTTTTATAACAACATGTCTATATTTAGATTTTTTACGTCTTCTTGATCTAGCCATAATTCATTTTAACATATAAGTAGGATTTTGACCCCTTTAATTATTTTTTAAAATTTAAAAAGGGTCGCAAAAACCGCGAATACTGAACGTAACTGAACGTACAGACTGTGCCACCATAGAAATTGAAATAAGCTAGTATTGACGTCATTTGTGCCACTGTGTGCCACCATAAATCGACCCTCTGGCACAGCTACTATTCAACAATACCAACACTTATTCGCTAAAAACACCTACTGTGCCACTGTGCCACCACTAAAAACTTTTACAAAAAAAAAAATCAATGCCCTCAGATCTCCACTTACATTGGAACAATAGTTCGTTTTATGCGGGTTTTTGAAGGGGTGTGACATTTATGTCACACTATCTAGGGATGAAGCCTAGACAAAAGAAGGCGATAATGAGAATGCTTATCATCGCTATATAGAATATTTTATCAGGATGTCGCATCGGGTTTAAAGAATTCTTTCTCCCCAACAATCTTATTTTTCTCTAACATATCAAAATATGGAGATTTTAGATCTTTGAAAGCCTCGTCCCACGTCCCGCGCGTCGCGGCCTTCGAATACTCTGTCGATCGACCTTCAAAGAAATTCATATGTTCAACAGCATTTAAAATGGAATCTAACCACACCAAAGGATTCCTATCGACTTGGTAGGCTTTTTTTAAACCGAGTTGTTCGAGTCTTCGATTCGCAATCCATCTAATATATTGTTTAACTTCTTTGGATGTTAAATTTTCTAAAGGTCCTTGTTCAAAAGCTAAATCAATCATGGCATCTTCTTGTCCGACCGCGATACTACAAGCTTCATAAATTTCATTTTGTAATCGTGATGTCCAGACTTCTGGATTTTCCTTTATCAATTCTCTAAAGAGTCTAATCATCGAAGTACAATGAAGGGTTTCGTCTCGCACCGACCAGGTAATAATCTGGCCCATCCCTTTCATCTTGTTGTGTCGTGGAAAGTTTAAAAGAATCGCAAAGCTCGCGAACAACTGTACCCCTTCGGTGAAGGCACTACAGATCGCCACCGTCTTGGCGATATTATGTAAAGTGTCTGATTTACAGCCTTGAAGATAATCGTATTTATCTCTCATGGCCTTAATCTTTAAAAATTCTGAATACTCGGTTTCCGGTAGTCCTACTGTATCCAATAGATGGGCATAGGCTGCCATATGGACCGTTTCCATAGCAGAGAACACAGAGAGCATCATCTTCACCTCTGTGGGCTTAAATACGTGCATACAATGGCCCATGTAGTAGTTATTCACTTCTACATCAGCTTGCGTAAAGAATCTAAAAATTTGGGTGAGTAGGTTCTTTTCACCCGGGGTGATGACTTTGACCCAATCCCTGACATCATCCGACATAGGAACCTCCTCAGGTAACCAATGGATACGTTGCTGGGTTAACCAGGCATCATAACACCAAGGGTACCTAAAGGGTTTATAAATCGGATTACCCGAGAGTAACCCTTTTTGTTTGAGAGGTTTATTTTCCGGAGGCTTCGTATCTATAATCTTTTCACAAATCATGTCCTCCTTCTTTTCTCTTGTTAATTTATAACGTTCTTCTCTTTTCACTTAACTACCTTTTCTTCTTATTTTTTTTAGTTTTATTCTTTTTGCCTTTTTTCTTATTGAGTCTTTTAAGATAGTTCTTATCTTTTTTCTTCTTTTTCTTTTTAGCCATGTTTCCTCCCTTCTATTAATGAAGTCTTACTTTTTTTACATCATAAGGGGTTACGGGAGCATCTACAACCACTTCCATCATTTCCCTATACTCCTCATCACTGAGTTGAGTTCTGTAAATTCTTTGAGCAATGGCCATCATGGAACCTGCAATTAATTCAGCCGGCTTTTGATGATCATTCATGAGATGCATCGCATGCTCAAAAAAGTCTTGGTATATTTTTTTATAATCGTTTTTTTTCATATTAGCTGCTGATGAGTCTCCGCTAGGTTTCCCATCAGCTCCCAAGGGATTCTATTTTTTATAAGTCGTTGATTGAATAATAAATTGTTGAGGGACGCCTTTCACAACAACACGCCACGCCGCACTACTATTTATTTTACCGATCAATCGACTCTCTTGTAATTCCATTTTTTTAATCTCTGCTAGTCTACCATCTTGCATTTCAATGTAAACCTCGCAATCTGAAATAGATGTACCTTTGGCTCCATCTGTAAATTTACTCAAGTACATTTGCATGTCTCTTAATCTCATTTATATCCTCTTTCCTTTGCTAATGCTATGACAAACATACCTACCTTTTTTATTAGTGTAAGAAATAGCACCTTCAAATTTAGGGTTGGGATTTACTAAGGATTTTAACATTTTCTTAAAAGACATTCCTTCTTTTTCGGTTGTTTCCCCAGTATCTCCATTAAGTATTTTAAATTTATATCTCATAATGCTCCGTTGTTTTTCAATAAAGAAGGTACTCCATACAAATCCTGAAGCGTAAGAATTTTACTACCATATAATACATGTTTCATAATCTTACCTTCGCTAGAAGGAAGATGTTCTTCCGCTATTTGAACTGAGCTTTT